ACTTTGGAAGTGTATATTTACCGATCACTTTAAAGTTGTAATTCTTTCAAAAGATGATGATGCGTCCATGGAAGTATTATCCAGAATGAAAACTGCTTATGATGAGCTTCCGCAATGGATGAAACGTGGGTTAGTTAAAGATTCTGCCCACTCTATGAAGTTTGATAACGGTTCTGAGATTAAATCTAAATCCTCCAGTAAACAATCAGGACGTTCCGTAGCTGGATCTTTATTAATTTTAGACGAAGCTGCATTCATTGAGAACATAGATACTATATGGGCGGCAGCTTTCCCCATAATTTCAACAGGTGGTTCCGTAATTGCATTATCTACCGTTAATGGTGTTGGTAATTGGTTCCATAAACAATATGTTGGAGCTAGGCGTGGGGAAAATACTTTTCATGCTATTGATATTAATTGGAAGGACCATCCGCAATATCACCGCCATGCTGGCTACGAGTTTATGTATGAAAAACTTAAAGCCCAAGATCCGCCAATTGATATCGACAAGTGGGAAACTACCACACGCGGAGCTATTAGCCACAAAGAATGGCTTCAAGAATATGAGGCAGAATTCCTCGGAACAGGAGATACATTCATAGATGGTGAGATACTCAAACAACTTAAAGAACAGGTCAATGATAACTTTTCGACGAAATACAACAACAGGTTCAGGGTCTGGCAAGGACCTGATCCTCGATTTGATTATATTATTGGTGTCGATACTTCTATTGGTCGTGGTCTTGACTCATCAGTAGCTCAAGTAATTAATCTTTATAATGGAGAACAGGTTGCGGAATTTAAATCTGATCGCACCCCAATTAATGAATTTGCAAACATAATTGTTCAAATAGCCAGAGAATATAATACGGCTTATATTATCCCAGAACGTAATTTAATTGGACACAACTTAATTTATCAAATTAAAGAGATTGAACAGTATGAAAATCTATTTATGGACGATAGGCATGAGCCAGGAATCCAGGTGGCAGACGCAAATAAACGTCAAATGCTTGTCCAATTAGATGAGGCAATAAGATTAAATAAAATTAAAATTAATTCTGAACGCACAATAGATGAATTATTAACTTTTATTATCGACGAAGTGGGTAGATATACTGCGGATGTTAATTGCCATGACGATTTAATTATGGCTTTAGCGTTTGCTGTGTATGGTTTTAATGAATTAAAAGCCAGCACACCTATGATACAGCATAGACCTAATGATGATAAATTTATTTTACCAGTAACTAAGTCTAAATATACTTTTAGAACGCCCAACGGGGTTATTCACGAAGAAGATCTTAAATGGCTATTAAGTTAAATGAAGGTTATACTCAGTTTTCACCAAGTAGAGGTAGCATATCTAGTTGGTTTGGGTCATGGTATTACCCAATAGGTAGAACTGGCAAGTTTTTTGCTAAATTTTTATCTGGGAGACCAGACTCTAACCCTTTTGAACTTAGTGGAGTAAATCCACCACAATCTATATCACCTCCCGAACCACATCCGTTAGAAGGTGATACTTTATTAAGAAGAACACCACTTGGAAGTATTTCTCCATTTAAAGCAACTCAAACGGTTCCTGTTAATGAAGATGAACTTGAACGTAAACGTCGATATCAAGAATATGAAGATATGGACGATTATCCTGAGGTTGCAGCAGCTTTTGATATTTACGCTGATGATTCAACTCAATTAAACCTTGATGGGACCAGATGGCAAATAGTAACCGATGAAGATTTAATTAAAGAAGAAGTTGAATCTTTATTTGAAAATTTAACTTTAAGTCATTTCTTGTGGGATATTGTAAGAAATACAGTAAAGTATGGTGATTGCTTTATTGAACTTGTAGTTGATATAGAGAATATCGCCAGAGGTATTCAAAAGATTAAAATACTAGATCCCAACTATATCTTTAGAATTGAAAACAATTTAGGTATTTTAACTGACTTCTTACAAGAAATACCTTTGCAAACTGATTCAACTATATTCGGTAAAATTGGAACTAATACTTCTCAAAGAATAGTAACACCATTAGATAAGAATCAAATTGTTCACTTCAGATTATTTACTTCTGATCCTACATTCTACCCTTATGGAAAATCTATAGCTGCCGCTGCTAGATCAGTCTATAAGAGCTTAAAGATGATGGAAGACGCCATGTTAATTTATAGATTATCACGCGCACCTGAGCGTAGAATATTCTATATTGATACAGGTAATCTACCTTCGTCTAAAGCAGAGCACTATATTGAACAACAGAAAAATAGATTTAAGAAAGAAAGATACTTCAATCGTAATACCGGAGAAATTGATGCAAGATTCAATCCTATTAGCCAAGATGAAGATTTCTTTGTTGCAGTAAATGGTAAAAGCTCTGGAACAAAGATTGATACACTGAAGGGTGCAGAAAATCTTGGTGAAGTTGATGACGTTAAGTATTTTAGAGATAAGCTATTAGCTACTCTTAAGATACCTAAAGATTATATTGTTGAAAAAGAACAATCACCTGAGCGTAAAGCTAACTTAAGTCAATTAGACGTTAAGTTTGCTAGAGTTATTTTAAGAGTTCAACAATGCATTCAAATCGGTTTAGAGACCATAGCAAAGAGACATCTTTTGGTTAAGGGGTTTCCACCTCTAGCCGTCTCAAAGTTGAAAATTGAGCTTCCTGAGCCCTCTGACATGTCTTCCAAGAGACAGTTGGATATTGACGAACAAAAGGCTAGAGTTGTTCAAGCTGTTAAGGGCTTAAGTATATTCCCAATAGAATATATTTATAGAACTTATTATCAGATGAACGATTCAGAAATTGAAGAGTTTAGAAAGAAGCTGGAGGAGCAACAACAAGATCCTATCTTTGGAACACTAGGTGCCGGTATGCCATTGCAGCCACCACCTCCCCCAGGAATGATGCCTGGAATGGACCCAAGTATGGGTGGGGGTGCCCCAATGCCAGGGGCGGCTCCTGGTGGCGCTCCAATGCCCGGAGCGGCAGGGGGTCAGGAGCCAGCGGAGAATATTCCACCTACTCAAGCTGAACAAATTAATTACGAAGAACTTAAAAAATTAATGTTAAGTGAGGGTTTAAGTCAGGAAGCTATTAAAATTGTAGAAGATTTATCCTTAGAAAGGGAATTAAATAAAATTTAATATTTAAAAATCCCTAGATACTTTTGATAAAGGTATATTTTATGTTAACTAACATATTTGAGTCTAGAAACAAAACTTTTTTAAACCTAGTAAAACTAGGAGATTATCTCGGAAGATCTCTGAGAGAGAACGTTGAATTATTTACTGTTAATGACGATTTAGTCACTTATTTAACTGAATCTGGGTATGCAATCCAAGGGCGGTATGCTAATAAAGGTTCCAGTATAAGTGAAATTAAAATTGAAGATGCCACAGTATTTGAGAATAAAAAGGCTTATTCTAAATTAGTTGATAAAAAAGTTAATTCTTTTTTAGCTGATTTATTAGAAAATGACCTTAGCAAAGCTAATAATAGTTTTGATTCAATACTAGGGCTGTGGGAAACTAGACTCCAGTTTGAAAGAACTAAGGACCGCTTAATAAATAAATGCGAAAGATTTGATGAAAGTCTTAAGATAACTTCTAGCCCTGAGTTTGAAAGATTAACTCAAATTAAAGATAATTTAATTAATCTTTTAAAAGAATCTAGCAATTTTATAAATATACCTGAAATTCGCAATACTATTAAGTTATCTTCTGTAATTTCAAAGTCTTTTAACTTACCTAAAATAAGTTATGAGGAACTAAATGAAATGCAAGAGTTCACTATACCAAGTGTTGTAAACAATACTTTGTATGAGCACCTTTGCAAGCAAGAATTAATTGCTAAAGAGTTTGTTGAATCTAAATCATACTTAGATAAAGTTTGGATTTCAAATGAGAAGATCCAAAAGTTACCATCTTACATTTATGAATCTGACGAGAATGTAATGCAACTGGTAGCAGAAATTGTAACTGAGCTTCCTTACTTTGCTATGGCTACTAAGAAGCAGATAACTAGCTTGGTTGAAAATAATTTAGATCTACTTGTCGATACCCAGGCTGTCCCATCAAAGGATATTAAGAAT